TATGCCCGATATGGGGGCCTGTTTGTCCAACTTACCCCCCCCAATCGTGTCGCGAATGTGGATAACTTGTGGACAACTTTTTTCCATGTTCTTTTGCGTGACACGCGCGGCACATCGTGAGCAGGTTGCTTGGGTCGAAGCGCCTCTCGGGCGCCTCGTGGCGCGTCTTGACGTGGTGAACTTCCTCGCCAAACAATCCACAGCGCACGCACATGGGTTGACCCATGAGATGCCGGCGGCGCACGGCTTTCCATCTGTTCCCCAGGTACGCGCGTGGCCCCTTGGCCTCGGGCACTGCCTCGGGGTTAGCCTGGAAGATTGGTATCTCGCGATGCTCGGACACGGATGATTTCCTCGGCGATGCGGACGATGTCGTCGACACGGCACATGATGAGCCACGGCTTGTAGCTGGAGCGCATGACGACCAACGGTGGGCGCTTGGTGCGCGCCGAGTCGTTGATCGCCTGCTCGATGAACGCGTACGGGTTCAAGCGCTCGGTGAGTTTGACCTCCACGTGGAGGTTGGCGTCGCAGATGAGATCGGCTTGCCCAGTCGCGCCGCAGTACTGCACCGAGCGCCGGCAGTCGAGCCCGATGCGACCGAGGGCCTCGCACGCTTCAAGCTCGCCGCGTGCGCCCTTTGCGCGAGAGTTGATGGTCACGGTGTTTCCCAATTTTTGAAACAGTCCCAGCCACGTTTCTTGGCTTCTGCTCGCGCATCGTCGTGTTCATAGCACCACCAACGTCGCGCTTCGTCGCGCTCGCGCGTCAGACGCTCAAGCGTTTCGCGCAGTTGATCAATTTCCGTAGCCGCCAATCGATACTTTGCGTCGCATCGATCAATCAATTTCCTTTTCCAACTGGGGAAAATCTCACTGCGATCTGGTTGAGCGTCTGCCCAACGCAAAAGCCATTCGCTGATCTCTAAGCTTTCGTGTTCATTGAGCCACGTTATCCAAGCTTGTCCAGGATCTTCCGCGCCGTGTGAGTTGATGGTCATGGTGTTTTCTCCTTCTCGAAGCAGTCCCAGTTGCGCTTCTTCGCTGTGGCGCGCGCCGACCTTTCGGTCTTGAATAACGCCCGACAGAACCAACGCCGCGCTTCGTCGCGCTCCTTCGTCACAAACTCAAGCTCTTCAACCGTGTTGAGGTACTGTTGGCAGATGGCGATGATGCCTTGATGTCGTGTCCACGGCACGCCGCACGCCTTGCACTTGGGTGCGTCCACGTCGTCTTCGATGTCGTCTTCTTGGTCTATCACGGGTCTTGCTCCTTGGATATTTTTTGGGGGGGGTTGACTTCGTCTCACTTTTTCTTTACGCTGCCAGGCGCGCTTGACGCGACGCCCGCTGCGTAAAGAAGTTCACAGGTTGGTCTTCTTCTTCTTGGGCCCACTCCACAGATCTTCCAGGTCGATACCGATCGCTCGACGAAAGCGCGGGTAGTCCCACTCGATGCCCACTGGCGGCACTGGTGCGCTTGATCGCGTCTTGAAATGCGCCACGAACGTGTTGTCCTCCTCGTGCCTGTATATGCCGATGTGCATATCCACGGCTCTACCCAGTGAGCCGGCGCCCGCGCCGAGATCGAGCGAGTCCTTCCCACTCTGCACGCCCTTCGACGTGTGGTGCACGAGCATGACGCCGCAATCGACCTTCGTGGCAAAGCGCCGAAACTTCCGAAGCAAGATCGTCATGTCGGCGTTGCTGTTCTCATCCATGCCGGCTTCGAGGAACATGTAGAGCGCATCGAAGATGACAAAGTCGTACTTCACTTCGAGCCCCTTAATGGCCTCTAGGACAGCGTCGAGATCTCGGTCATCCTCGCGGAGGCTGAGCACGTCGAAGTGCCCCTCAAGAGCCGCTAGGCCGAATCCCATGTTCTTTACGATCTTGTTGACGCGCTCCGAGATCGTCGCCAGTTGAAGTTCGTTATCCACGAGCAACACTCGGCATCGCTCGCACGCGAACTCGCCCACCCAGCTGCGCCCCGTCGCAAGCGAGATCGCGAGATCCTGCATGAGGAAGCTCTTCATGCACTTCGGCGGCGCGATGACTGCGGCTACTTCGCCGCGTCGCACGAGTTGATCCACAAGGAACGGCGATTGATTCGGATAATCCCTGATCACTTCCGTGAGCGGTCGGAAGATGGGCGGTTCGGATGTCTGGGCGGTTGTCCCCGCCGTCCGTATCGCGCCCGCGACGGTCCGCTCCACGTAGTCCTTGCGGGCCATCTTTTCTTCGCGGCCCTCGCTCAACATCTTGTGCCGAAGTTGCTCCTCGATGCGCGTGTCTTTCCACCCCTGGGCCGCTAGCGCGCAACACAGGCTCCAATCTTGGGCCGATGAGTCCTTCAACTCGACGAGCGCTGTGGGCGGTTGGGCGGTTCGGGCGATCGGCTCATCTTTCCTCAAGTAGCGCTCGCAGACCGTGTGAAACGCGACCGAGGACGCGTTCGCCTCGTGCGAGTTGAGCGCGTTGCCGGTCACGCAAAAGAAGCGCGCCTTGTCGTACACCTCGACGCCGCCGCGACGATTCTGCGACCACGTTGGGAGCGTCGCATCTCGAAAGATCGCGTGAATGCCGGTCCCGCTCGGCGACCACTCCACATAGGTGCCGGCGCTCTCTGCCCACTCCTTGACCCAGGGGTCGAGCCACTCGCCTGGAGCCGTCGACACGCCATCGAAGTCGACGCCCAGCCACCCGTCGCCGAGCATGAAGCCGATGCCACCGGCAAGCAACGACGGCGAGTAGACCTCGTCGAGCGTTGCCCACGTCGTCGGATCGGTCGACGACGCTGCGGCGCCGCTCACCTGCACGGGCATCTTCGTCCACTTGCCGTCACGCTCGATCGGCTTCCACCGTACCCACCGTCGAGCGCTCGTCATTGAATCAGGCAGCGCGGCGAGCGTGAACGCCGTGCTCGGCTTCGGCTTCATGCTCGGTCCTGTCGGACGTTGAGCGCAGTGATGACATGCGTGTCTTTCCACGGCTTCAACTCGATCTCGATCGGCATGCCGACGGGCACTGGGTCGATCTTGTGGAGCACCTTCTCGTCGAAGCAGTTGTAGTACTCCTTGTGCTCGCCGGTCGGATCGCGCCACGAGACGCCGACGCGTCCACGCGCGCGGCCGCTTGCCGTGGTGTCCACCTTCCAGAAGGTGCACATGCCGCGCACCATTCCCGGCGGGCACGCGCCGCCGTCGCTCTTGGGTGCTTGAGCAACGGCGGGCGCTGCCCGTGGTGGAGGTGAGGGAATCGTCGGAGCGAGGTAGGCATCCGAGCCGTCGAGGCGAGCGGCAGCGGTGCGGAGTAGTTGAGCGATTTCAGTGTTGAGCATCGGATGGCCCTTCAGTGGTTTGCGGGTTGCGCAGTGCACGACGCAGCGTTTCTTTGGCATCGTGAAGTTGCCCCAGTAGGCGATCGCGCTCAAGAGCCGCCGCCGTGTAGTGTGCGAGTGTGGTGCGGAGGAGTTCAGCGCTTCGAGGGTCCACGCTCACGATGCGCTGAGAGTGAAGCCAGACTTGATCAGTCCAGTCGTGTTCCTCGGTTGAGCGCTCAGCGTTCGCGCAGATGTCGAGCGACTTCGCGTAGCTGAGATCGTGCGCCGAGCGCCAAACGTCGGTGCGCTCGACGGGCTCGCGCGGTTCGATTGGAGCGCTCATCGTTTGGCCTCGAATCCGAGGATCTCGCGCCATGACTGAGTGGGCAGAATGATGCCGAGCAGGATGAGAGTGACGATCACGCGCGCACCTCAAGTCGCCCCTTCGTGCCTGGGGAAGTGACCGAGAGTTCCTTCAACACCGTGTAGGCGTTGATGGCCTTCGCGACCATGAGAGATCGTGAGCAGCGCTCACGTTTGGCGAATCTCGTAATCTGCGTGTAGAGTTCGCGCCTTACTGTTATCGCGGTAAATGGCCGCATATCTGCCTCGAAACTGAGACGTATATGTATTCTGTTGAGTGCGCCTCGTCTCATTGACGCAACAACAGGTTAAGCGAGCGCGCCTCAGACCCACTACGGGTCGGGCTCATGCTGCACAACTACAGTACATGTACATCATCGGAGCGCCGAGCGCAAGTACTGTAATCTTTCCGCGCAAGTCGCGTCACTTCTCTGTAGGTGGCTTGCGTGACAGTAATTGAGTTGTAGCCAGGTAGCGCAATTTGAACCACTCTAGCCACGTCTTCGAGTGTTTGTTCAACGCAACGCGCCTTTGCGCACATGCGCCACATGAGCCGCCCCGCGCGATGCGCGTAACGCGCTCGATGCCGGTCGCAGTTGTCACGGCGTGCACCACGTCGCCGACGCCGCGCGCTGGTCCGTCGTAGTGCGCGCATTGGTTGCAGACGCCCGCGCTAGGTTGCGCGCCGTAGAGCGGCAGCGCAAGCGCGTGCGTGCATTGCTCGGAGATCCACGCGGTACATGGTGGTCGAGGATTAGGCATAGTCGCACGGCAGCACGCCGAAGCTCATGGTGGTGTAGTGGCAGTTGGCTTGTTGAAGATGGCTTTGGCATTTCGCTGCAAACGGGTCCCATGATCCCGTGAAACCGTTACCCGGTGCAATTGGAATGAGCCCGAGCCCCGTCGGGATTTCAAAAAAGCAATCTTCCGGCGCTGGGTCTTGTGCAGAGTATTCCTCAGTAAACATAACGCCGAATGAGCCCACGTTGGTCGCTCCGTAATTTTTCAAAAGCACGCTGTAGCACGGTTGGATAGGGGGGGGTGGGTTATCGCAAGTGATCAATCTTGTGTGCTCTTGTGACACCATTCGCCGATCGTTTGAAACTTGGGTATCGAGCTGCGTGCAGACCGAAGTCCATTCCATCACGGCGCCGAGTAGGCGCAGACCCACGGCGACTTCGGGACAAAACCCGGGGTATTCCCAATCGTGCTCGACCATCGTCATGCTCTCTCGGATCTGCGTATCGCATAGGTGCAACTGGTGTCGGATCTCCGATGGTCCTGACATCGGAGAGCACGCGCTTGCGCTGCCGCAATGCACCATGAGACACCCCTCAACTTGCACATCAAACGGAATAGAGCGGATGAAGTCTGGGCAACTTCCGCACAGGCTTAGCGGTGCACTGATATCTATGAATCCAACAATTTGAAACACTCCGAAGCCTTGGTAGTAGCACCCGCAGAGCGTTGACCCTCCAGTAGGCAACTTCGTGACGACCACTTGCCCAACTTTCCGTACTTCAAGTTCAATGTGGTAATTGTAATTATTGTGGTGGAAGCCACAACTAGGCCACGCCTGCGAACAGAAGCGGTCTTGCACTACTTCTTTTTGGAACGTGGCCACGAGCCCAGTAGGGTTGATGCCGGACACCCACGTCGCTAGATACGAGCTTGCAGAATTGGACGCGCAAAAGCACGCTGGGCAACCGCCTGGAGGATCGCAGCAACACACTCGATGCACTATTCAGCGCTCCAATCAAACTGCACGGCGGTCATGCCCTCGAGTTCACTCGCATCGATCCACCCGACGTCAATCATCTTGTCGCCGTCAAGCATGGCCACTCGGGCGCTCCCCTTCATCTCCACGAGTAGCAGCGGGCTTTCTGGCGCGCGAACGAATTGCGGCCCGCACGCGCTCAGCAGCGCGCACGCCGCCACCAACCACGTGCACGACGCGCGTAGCAGTCGCCCATTGAATGAGGCTGTCGAAGAGCGCTCGAAATAGCCCATAGATCACTCCTTGCTCGCGTCCTTGGCAACGATGAGGCCGATGCCGGCGAGTATCGCCGCGATGGCCGCCGTGTAATCAACGGGCAGCGAGCCGCTTATCGACGAGAGTACCGATCCGATGGCGACGAGGATGGCGCCGATTCCCGCGCTTGTGGTCTTCCAGTTTTTCATTTGCGTCCTTCGAGTTGGTGTAGGCGTTGATTGATGTCTCGCACGTCGGTTTCAATATCGTTCATCTTTGAATAGTTGGATTGAAGCAATATGCGGATTTCGGCAATTGCGATATGGATCGCGTTCAGATGCTGCGATAGGTTCCACCCGATCCAGATCAGCGTGCAGATGATGCCGAGAGCGGTCGATGCGAGCGGTAGGTCGATCATGGGTAAGGCCTCATATGCAGACCCCGTCGATCGCGTTAGGAACACAGAAGAGCCAGATAGGCGAGCCATCGGTTCGACGGCCGGGATAGATCAGCACGAAGCCCTCCACCGGCTTGACCGTGAAGCCCGCCGGGATGTTCGCGAGCACAATGCCGGGGCCGACGAATGACGCCGAGTTCGCGGCTTCGATCACGTTGAGCGCGTTCCCCTTGTACCAGAGCTCTCTGTCCGAACTAAACAGGTAGGCGCTCGTCGTCCCAATGTTGGCGCAGACCCATGTGTAGAGCCATCGGTTCGTAGTGCCAGGCAGCGCAGAATGGTCCGTGATCTCGGCCATGATGAATGGCACACCCTCCTGTAGAAGTCGGTCACGGTGTTCGTGCGTGACCTTCAACGCCTGGGCGCTGGTGTTCCTGATGGTGTTGCGCGTCGTGTTGTTGAGCATTTATGGGAACGTGATGAAAGACCCCTCTTTGGCCCATTGCTTGGCGACGGTCGGATTCGGTTGCTCGTTGAAGATCAGGTTGTGATCGATTGAACCGAAAGCGACTGAGCGCCAGAGCACGGTCGCGGCGCTTCCGTTTGCATCGAGCGCGTGCTTGCCCCACACATCGATCTTCGGTTGCTGCTCGCACCCGTTCCAGTAGTCCGAGCGGAAGAGATACGTCACTCGGTAGTACTCGTCACGGATGTGCGAGATCGAAGCTGATTCGCAGAAGACCGTATTGGTCCCCCAGTTGACGAACGCTGACGAGTTCCACTTGCCGCTATGGCTGGCGACTCGATCAAACACAGAAGTGAGCGTGAAGCGCGTCGAGTCGATGATCAGCGAGATGCGCATCGTCTGTTGTGGCACGGAGACCATGATGGGCTTCCCGCCGAAGTCCAACTTCGTGCCGCCGATGTCGACTGTGGAGTTAAGGTCCGCAGTCGGCGATGATGTCGGCGCCGAGCGAAACGCAAGCACCGAGCGAGGTGTCGCATCGATGTCGGTTTCAACCGGCAGATGCAACGCCCCGCCGAGCGTTGGCACGTAGCACCACACGTAGAGCCCGTCGAATCGTCCGACGGCGTCAAACACGAGCCCCTCAGACCCGGGCACGGCCACGAGCTGCGTGCTGCGCAGTCGCAAGCGCCCGAGAATCACAGTGTCGTCGTAGCCGGCAAAACCGTCGAGCACGTTGCCAAACGCGACGGCTTTAAGGGAACCCACGTCGGTTGATGCAAGTAGGCTGAGAGGTGTACTGGAGACAAGGCGCTTCGTGACCGTGACGCCACTAGTGCCGCTCGGGCTTGCATCTTGAAACGCTGTCGAAGTCACGAGTGAGGTGATCGGCATTTATTTACTCCACCACATAGCCATGTCGCGCATAAAGCCGACGACGCCGCCGGCATTCATGAGATCTCCGTAGGCGTTGATCGCGCCCTGCACGCCAGTAGCGCCCGAGCCGAGCATGGCCTCGCCGGCAGTGAGCGCAGCGGCCTCCGTGCTCGCGCCCATCATCTTTTGACCGGCGAAGATGCCGAGCGCGCCCGGTCCCGATTGAATCGCGAGGTTCGCAAGGTTCTGGCTCGAACTCCCCTGCATACTGCCCATGCCGGCGCTCAATCCCCCCACGAAGCCGAGTTGTTGCGCGACGCTCGGACCCGCGCCGTTCGCCGCAAGCCCTTCCGCGAGGCGCTGCGTAAAACCGAACTCCTCGATGCGTCGGCGCCCGTCCATGCGTGTCTCTTCGAGCGCTTCGCGCGCTCGCTTGCGCAAGTCTGGGATGCCCTGCACGGCGCTCACGCCCACGCCAACAGCTGCGCCCACTGCTGCGACGCCAAGCCCCGCAGCGCCCATAGCGAGGCCCGCGCCGCCCATGCTGCTGAGTCCGAGGATGCCGCTTGCAAAGTTCAGGCCGCGACTCTGCACGCCTAGCTTGCCGAGCGATTCGGTTGCCTGGTTGGTGCGGCCCTTCATTTCGACGAGGCGCTTCGATGATTGAGCCGTCGCAGCGTTCAACCGACGCAGATCACGCGTAGCCGCGTCGGTCGCCGCTGCGAGTCCCTTAGCGTCGCCAGTGATGGCAATGTTGATTTTTGAAATCTTAGCCACGAGCGATCTCCTTATCGATTGCGTCACTGAGCATCGGGACCACGAGCGGCGTGACGCGCGGAATGGCCCGCGTGAAGAAGTACTTTCCGATGACTTTGCCCACGGTCATCTTCGCGCCCTTGCCACCGTTGCCGCCACGGGCCTCGATCATGTTGCGTTCGATCATCGTCGCCTTGCGCTTGAGCAGGTGGCCGTACTCGACCCACCTGAGATACCAGTGGGGCGTGAGGTACGAGCCGCGCACTTCCTTGATACCGATGGCCGCCCACATGACGAGGCCCTTTGAGTAGCCCTTGATCTTCGTCGCCACGTTGAACTTCAAGTGGACATTCGGGCGCACGACTCCGCGAATCGTCTCAGTGCCGGTCATGCGTCCCATCGGAGCGCTCGCCGCCACAGTCTTACGTGCGATCGCGGACCACTTGCGGAATCCGTTCTTCATGGCGCGACCGGCGCCCACAGTGCCGAGTGCTTTCAGTCGACGATTCACCTCATCTACGCTCTTCTTGTCGAGCTCGACGATCATGCGAAATGAATTGCGCTGCGATGTCATGGGAGAGAGCCTTGTGGGCGTGGATTGCGAGGAACAGAGAGAGCGGGCTATCTAGTTGCACCTGGATACACGCTGCCCTCAGGGTTTCGCGGGCAGCGCTTGCAAGTCCAATCCCTCCACATAGAGCGGCTCGATGAGTCGCGCCAGTGCGAGGACCTTCGGAGCGGAGAGCGCGCGCAGTTCGTCCGCGTGCTTCCACAGTGTCGAGCCGTCGGCGCCGAGAACATGCGCAGCGCAGTACCAGGCGGGCATCCACGTGCCGCGCGTCTCTGCGTCTTGCGCCGCAACGAAGTGCGCGACGGTTGGACGAAGCAAGCGGACGTCGTTGCCGTCAAACTGCACGACGGCTTCGCGCGCGAGGAGCGACTCCAACACGCTCAAGGAGCGACCACCGTGATCACTGAGTTCTGGAAGACGAGCGTGCACGTCGCCATTGCAACGCCGTTGGGCGCGACGCTGATATTGAACTCGGACACGAATGCGTCGCCGGTGATGTGCTTGCCAGAAGCCCACACGACCTTAGCCGCAGTTATCACAGTGCCCGCGGAGATGCCGGAGACGAGCGCCGCGTGCGACGTGTCGAAGAACATCTCAAGCGAGATCGTTCCTTCGAGGAAACCTTGAACCATTTGGCGATAGGTAGAATCAATCGGCGTCACGTCGATCTGTTGTCGCGAAACGTTGACGGTTGCGGAGACAACGTCGGCGACGACTGTCGCTCCGATGGAGAACGATGCTGCGGTTGTTGGGCTTGGCATTAGAGGTAGAGCTCCGTGTAGATTTCAAGTTGAGAAGTGCAGATCGCTGGGTTCTGTTCGTCGCCCTCGCCGATGGCGGGCTCTTCGAGGGCTCCAAACGATGAGCGGATGGCGACCACGACCGGCACGTTCACAATGCCCGAGCCTCGAATGGCCTCGAATGCCTGATCCTCGACCTCGATCGCCTTCGCCATCGTGTCCGCGATCGCGCTGAGTGTGACTTCGTAGCGCATGGTCACGTTTGTCTTGTTGCCCAGCGCTCCGCGCTCGCCCTTCGTGATGCTGATCACGACTGCGGGCAACGTCACGCTTTGCAGTCGAGCGCCGATCGAAACGCGATCACCGGCCTCGGTCGAGTTGTCGACGACGAAGAAGACGAGAGTCGATTCAATCATGCGACCTCCGTCGCGTCGATGATGGCCACCCGGTTTTGCTGGTTGAGGTTGCGGATTCCGTTGATGCGCAGCGTGCGCCCGCGATACACGAGCCGATCGATCGGCGTGATCAGCAAGCGCGCGACGTTCGGCCATCGGAGACGAATCTCGAATGTGCAGATACTCGCAACGCCGTCGGCGAATGGTTGCTCTTGGGGCGCAGCTTCGCGCACGTCGGCGCGGAATTGGCCGTAATTCAGATACGTCTGCACGCGACGGCCGAGCGGGTCAAGCAGCGTCGAAGCGCGCGTCACGTTGACGACTTGCCGCGTGAGGCCGGCCGAGATCATGAGAACGGCGCCTTTACGCGCAAGTGCTCAAGCATGAACATGCCGCCCAGTGGGACGCTCGTCATCGTGATTGGTTGCGCGGCCTCGGGATTGTTGTACCAGAGGCCCACGAGCGAGATCACGACTTGTGCGACTTCGTTGGGCATGGTCGCGTAGCCCGCGACGTAGGTGACGGTGATCACAGTGCCCGGGTATGTGGCCGGTGCGTTGAGGAACTCGATCGCGTCGAGCGCTTGTGTCGTGTCGGTCCAGTAGTCACTTCCCGACGTCATCACAACTGTGTTGTTGTCGGCATCTTTGTAGGAAACCGACGTTGTCGAAGTGCGCGGATACTCGGCAAACTTGGTGCGCTTGAAGGTAAGCAACGTCATCGTGCGCGACGCCGACGAGATGCGCACGCCGGTGTACGACTCCACAAACGCTTCAGCCGCGAGGATGAGACGAGACAACTCACTGTCATCGTCGACGTAGTCGATGCGCAGCGCGGCTTTCACGGTTGCAAGGGAGAGTGCCATCGAAACCTAGGCGCTGCGTTCCCGCAGCGCCTAGGCAAAAGGGAGATAAGAAATCAGCTCGCGTTGAGGAATCGGATCGATGCGAATGCCTCTGGCAGCATGATTCGACTGTCCGAGCGCATGTAGGTGTAGAGAGTGCTGCGCATGTTGGCCGCGCCCGAGTACGGATCGATCATGCTGGTCATGCCAGTGCGATCGAAGATTTCGAAGTAGTCCCAATTGCCAACGCCGGCCATGGCCTTGCCTTGGAGGTTTGCTGAAGTCACTGTGGTGTCTGTGGTCGCGACATACTTGCCGATGACGTATGGCACGCCGTAGAGGAAGCCAGGCACGCCCGCTGTCAGATCGGAGTAGTTCTCCGATGGCTTCCACACGTACTCGGTGGTGTTCACCTTGATCTTGCGAACGGTCTTGAGGAACGTATCGGAGAAGAGCCACTTGAATCGCGGCGATTGACGGTACTGCGGCTCAACTGCGTGGACGCAGTCGATGATGTTGTCGCCGGTCACGGCCGCGATCAAGGCATCTTCAGCAAGGACAACGCCCTGAGTCACGAGGCCCGCGAGCGCAGTTGCGCTGGTATCAAAGATGCCCTGCGGCTCACTTGCGCCTGTGCCCACGGTGTAGTACTGGTCAAGCGTGAGCGCGAGCGATGCCGCGCAACGCTGCGCGATGTAGTCGAGGCCAGTGCCGATGCCGGCAGTGCCCACGACGTCATCGATGAACTCTTGCGTCATCGTGGTTGCACAGACGAACTTGTAGGGGTTGACGCTGATCTGCGTACCAAATGATGCATCGGCGGCAGTCACGGCGCCGTTGTCTGCGACAAGTGCGGATGTCGGAAGTGCGTTCTCGATGGTCACTGTGCGCTTGGAGTCAATCGTGGTGATCTTGGCGAGTGAGCGAAGCGCAGACGCCTGTTGAAGCTTCGCGACGATGCGGCGCTCAAGATCGGTCGGAACGCCAGCCCCGCTCGTGCTGAGTGTCATCACGCGGAGTTCGGCTTGATCGCCGCGCGCAGCGGCCTTGAGCCATCGTTCGGCGTATGCAGTCGAGTTTGGATCGCTGTCTGATCCACGGCTCACAGTTGCGGCGCGCGCCGTGTAGGTTGGTTCGCCGAGGCGTGCTTCGATTGCTGCCAGGCGTGACTCTTGCGCCTTAGCTTGCGCGATGTCTTGCACGCTGCGCTCGATCTTGGTCAAGTCGGCGTCCATGCGCTCGATCATTTCGATTTCGGATCCGCTGCCCTTCTGCGCGACGAATTGAGCCGAGGCGCCGGTGCGCTTCTCGATTCGTTCGAGTTCCTTGCGATAGTTGTGAGTGAGATTGTTGAGTTCGTTCAAGTTGTCCATCTGAGAATCCTTTGCATGTGAAGTTCGAGCCGAGTTTGTGCGGCCTCGATCGCGGCCGCGTCAACGCAACGCAAGCTCGAATTGGTCTGTGGGTAGGCAGCATCAACGACGATGCTGATCTCGGAGAGTCGCGCAGCGGTGACGGTGCGCTCGGTCTTGGTCTTGTTCCATTCGTCACGGTCGACGAAGAATCCGAACGACATCTCGCCGCTCAAGTCGCCACGCTCAAGGAGCGCGCGCACGTCGTTGCCGAGCGTGGTGTCTGGTAGCGACGCTTCGTACTGCAAGCCACTCGGCGAGTCGGAGAGCTTGAGCGTGCCGCTTCTCGATCGCGCGAGCGGCATCGTGTTTTGATGGTTGTAGAGGAGCTTGATATCGCCCTCGATCGACGCGCCGAAAGCGCCTGGAGCGATGCGTTCGACGAAGGAGCGTCCCTGCTCGTGTATCGTGCGAGACGGTTGCCCGTAGACGGCAGCGACGCCAGATAGAGTCCGTCCATCGACCTTGGTCACGCCGGTGAAATCACGATGTGAAATCATTGAGAGCCCCCGCCGATGTGTCGGCTCCGATGTTTGATGTGCCCCCGCCGGTTCCCATGTTCTTGGCGACAATCGGCTCGTCGAGTCCAGGCAACGGCTTCATGTCGAGACGAGCGCGCGCTTCGTTGCGCGTGATGACGCCAGACTCGACGCCAGTGCGAAGCGCGGCCATCTGCTCGGCGAGCGACGGGCGCGTGATCGCGTCCGCGTCGAATGTCACGGTTGAGCCGATCGTCGCGACCTTGCTCGCGATCTCAGCGCTCCACGCGGCGAACCAGTGCGACAAGCACGCATCGACATACATGCGCGAGAGCCATTCCATCGAGCCGTAGGCGTTGGCGCTGTGCTCAGCGAGGTAGGAAGTCGGGACGCCGAAAATGCGCGAGACGTCTTCCACCGAGTAGCGGCGCGCTGCGCTGATGCCGGCGTCGTCAAGCGTTGAGGAGATGCGCTCGACCTTCATTCCCTCGCTGAGCACCAACGGTTTGCCAGCGTTCTGAGCGCCCGCGTGTTTTGCCATGAAGTCTTCGGCGATCATCTGACGCGCGCCAGCGTTGAGCGCCGACGGATGCAGGATCGCGAGCTTCGGGTTGCCGGCGTTCTTCATCACTTCGAGCTGCGCTTGCTCTTGCGAGGCGAGCACTTGAAGCGAGGTACGGCAGAGGTTGATCGGCGACTCGCCCCACATGCCATCGATGCCGATCGCACGAAGGTGAAGCATCGAAGTGTGTGGGACGTCTCCGTAGGTCTGCGTCTTGTAGACGGGCGCCATGCCCGAGACATCGAGAGACACGCTGCTGTATTCGAGCGGGAGCAGCTCGATGAGATCGCCGCCAAGCGTGCGGTTCACGACGGCGAAGGCGTTCCCGTAGAGCAACGCTTGCAGCGTCATCGAGCGCCGAAAGTCGTAACCCGTTTGGAATCGGTTCGGCTGGGCAAGCAAGCGCTCTGCGATGTCGTCGCTACTCGTTAGCGGCGTGCGCGCGATGTCGTTGGCGATCAGCGTTACGGCGCGATACACGGGCGTGTAGCGAAGTGCGTTGGTCGTCGATACCGACGGCATTCCCGCAGAGTCGTAGGACACCTGAAGCACACTCTGAGTGGGCCAGTGTCCAAGCATTCTTTGCAAGATGCCTCGAAGCATGTGGGCATAATCGAGGGCGACTCGCGCGCGGATTACACCTAAACCCGTTCACTTTCTTTTTTCCTCATATTCATCTTCGTACGTCGATCGTTTCATTCCACCCCACACATGGCACGCGATGATCGACGCCACGAGAGGATCGATCGCGCAGTACTCGCGAGACTTGATCGGTCGGATGTTTGAATTGATGTCGCGCTTGGCGTGAGCCTCGGCGCACGCGCGTCGGAGAATCGGATCGTCGCCGATGACGAGCTTCCCGCCGGCCCACAGATTCTGGAACAGCGCGCACCCTGGGCCGAAGGTCGCGATGCCCATGCGGTAGCAGGTGATGGGCACGCCGTCGGCTTGGAGTTGCTCGGCAAGGTACTTCGCGCCCCACGAGTCGTAGCCCACGGATCGCACGTTGAACTCTTCGCCGAGTTGAAGCACGCGCGCGCGCACGGCTTCGTAGTCGATCTCGCGGCCGGGCGTGAGTTCGATCTTCCCCTCGAGCGCCCACGTCCGCACGGGCATCCGGTAGTCAAGCTCGCGCTGCGCGACATCGGCCGCCGGCCAGAAGTAGTGACCACGCAGCACGACGCGCCCGTCGTCGAGCGGGATTGCGACGACACACGCGGTCATGTCGAGCGTCTTGCTGAGATCGATGCCGACGTACGCGGGTCGCTTGGCGAGCGCTGCCCAGTCGATTGTTTGGCCGCCCGTCCACTGGGACATATCGAGCCAGCCGCCGGTGTTCTCGTCGCAGCGCGCGGCGTGATATCGGGAAAACTCCGCACGGCCCATGGGCGAGCGCTTCATGGTGTGCCACGAGCGACGCAGCGAGACGAGATCAGGTTGCCCGAGCGCGAGGCCCGGGTTCGCCTTGGGCCATGTGCCCTCATCGTCCAACTTGTCGCCGGCGTCGAGGCCGTACATGATCGGCATCACGGTGTCGTCGTCTGTCTCGCCGCTGAGAATCGACTCGCACTGCTTTACGATCTCGGCGTAATGGTTCTCGGGGTTGCTGCCAGGCGTCGAGATGATGACGCCGGTCGACTCCTTGCGCTTGCTTCCAGTGGTCAGGAGCTTCGTCAGGAAGCGCCCGCGAAACTCGGCGGCCTCGTCAGCGATCCACAGACTCGGGTTCAAGCCGTCGAGCGATCGCTCTTGCGCGGGAAGCGCAGTCATCTCCGAGTCGGCGCTCGGGCGCACAATGCGGTTGAAGCGCACGACCATGCCGGCGGGCGCAAGCTTGATCGCCATTTGTCGCGCAGTGTCGAGGCAGATCTCTGCCTGGTCTTCGTTGTTCGCGATCACATGCACGCGTCGGCCTTCGCCGCCGATGAGATCCCACAGACACAGGCCGGCCATGAGCGTCGTCTTCCCGTTGCCACGCGCAACTTGCACGAGCGCGAGGCGAACGCGTCGCCGGCCGTCGTCCATCTTCCACCCGACGATCTGCGCGACGGTCCACAGTTGCCACGGATGTAGCGCGAAGAGCGCGCCCGTCGACTCGCCGACGAGCGAGAGCGAGCCGAAGTGGGCGTTGAGCGCCGCGACGGCCTCCCAGTCCATGTAGATGTCGTTGCGCAGTCGGTCGCGCTGGTAGCGCTGAGCCGCTGCCCACAGCCATCGACCGGCGGGAACACGTTCAGCGAGCACATCGGCGGCGTAACCGTCGCAAATGTCGCAAACCTCGCGATGTTGTGGCAGAATTCCCGCAGTA